TTAATAGTTATAAGTCTTTAATCGAGCAAAGCTTTTTGGAATACCATGTATTTCAGCAACTTCTTGAATTGATAGATTAGTATTTTCGTATTCGGAAATCATGTCATCAGATAATAAAAGTTCGACAGCGAATGTATTCGCTTCTACTTCTAAGCGATCCACAGAGAAAAGAGTTTGATTTCTCAAGAATGGAGTGTTTGCTTTCGGATGTAGCAGCGCATGACCCAATTCATGCGCACATACAAACCGTTGTGTAATTTCATCTATTTGATTGTTTATATGGATAAACTTCATTCTTTTATAAGTGCTATAAAATCCAAGTGTATTCCCTAGGTTTTCAAACATAACACTGATATCTTTACAGCTAGCAATTTCGAATGGATCGGTTGTTGTATGTTTTTCTGCGATGTATAGTACGTATTCTTTAATGTCCATATCAATTCACTCCATTCATTATTTTTTATACTTGTTTGGAGTGAATTTTTGTTTTGCCATTTTTTTAGCCATTCGCATAGATTTTTCAAGTGACATACGAATTAATTCTTTTGTATCGTCATCGATAGGTTCACCATCAAACATTAATGCATCTTCACTATTATCTAATTGCTCTAGAGTTCTTTCTAGATCACGAGCTATATCACGTTCTTCTTTTTTGCTAAGTTGAATTTCTTCCTTCGAATCACTAAGTAAAAAGTCTACTGATACATTAAAAAAATCAGCAATTTCTAATAGGCGAGATTTTCTTGGTAACCGATCATCACTATTCTCATAATGAGTTATAGATGAACGAGGGATATTTAATTTTAAAGCCAGTTCTTCTTGAGAAAGTCCTTTACCCTCTCTTAACTCTTTTAATTTTTTTGAAAAAGCCATTTCTATAACCCTCCTTTATGAATTATATTTTATCATTTGATGTGCGTAAAAAAAACAGTGCGTAAAACGAACATTTCTATTGACATGTGCGTTTTAAGAACGTATTATAGGTTTATAAGGTTCGGAAAACGAACACGAAAGAGGGCGATGAATTGAACCAAATTACTAAACTTAGGAAACAAAAGGCTATAACTCAAGAAGAGCTAGCAGTTAAGGTTGGAATTACTAGAGCGTATTTATCTAATTTAGAAAACGGTAAACATAAACCGTCTTTAGATGTTGCTTTAAAAATATCAGAAGTGTTAGGGAGTTCTGTAGAAAAAATTTTTAAAACGAAAGTGCGAAAAACGAACAGTGATAACGCGGAAAAGTAGGTGAAAACATGTCAGTGATCAAACAAACATCTTCTGATAAAGACACCAAGACAATTAAGTCTGGAAACGTAACAATAACCATTCATTCAAACTTAGTTAATATGTCTTCAGAAGAACGAAAACATTGGTTTCAAAAAGAACAGGAAAATAAAAACCCAGTTCTTATGAAGCTCAATGAAGTCATTCATAAGATCAATATGGAATTATCCACTAATTAACATTTTAACACTTTAACAACTTAATATGGAGGCGAACAAATATGGGAACAAGCATATATTGTAATTCATCGATAGGTGCGTTATTGCAAGGGGCTAGAGAATGTTGTGAAGATGAAACATTAACTACGAAGAAAGGACTTGCAGCACATCTTGGAATTACATATGAACGCTTGAAAAACATTGAAGCTGGTACGTCACAAGTCCCATTTGAACTAGCGATGGATTGGTGTGATGCAACGAAAGCGCCATTAAACAAACAGGCGATTAAACATATATATGGTGTTGGATTACCGCCTACAGATCCACGTTTAACGAGCGATGTGAATTTACAGCTTATGAATTACATTAAGCAAGCTGAGGATGGTATTAAAGCAGCAAAAGAGATTATGAAATTGCAAGTTACAACAAGACCGTGGCAAATGAATGATTCAAAAAAGAAAGAGTACGCACAACATGCTACAGAAATATACGACATGATACAAGCGACTCAATGTGTCGTGCAGTCATTAGAGGGCGTACACCCTGGACTTCTTGAAGAAGTAAATGGGAACTGGTTAAGGAAAGCTATTTCGGAAAATGTAGTTGTTCATTCAGTTGATAAGTTATTGAAGTTATCAAAAGTGATGTAAGGAGGAATAACAGTGACAGTAGATTATATAAATCCTAGTTTAGAAGAGTATAAAAAGTTAGTTCGTCTTGACGCAAAGTTAGCAGGTGAAATTAAATTAGCGGAAACATTTGCTGAGGATGAAAACTTAGAGGAATTAAAAAGAGAGAAGAAGTTAATTGGTATTCGAATCAAGATTATAGAAGCGTCATTCGTTTTAAAACATAAATGGGTAAAAGAAAAAGCTACCGCCTAGACAACAGTAGCTCTAACAAATATATCATAAAGCAATTATAACATTATATAAATCATTTGGACAAGCTCTGTGCTTGTCGTTATGACCAGAAAGGGATTGTTACCTCCCATCCCCTTACCATACGCCTTTCTGGTTGTAACGATGCGTACAGCATCAATGAGTAATAGAAAGAGGTGAGACATATGAAAAATCAATATAATCGTTTAGCTGAATTAGTTCTTCCAAAGGATCTTGAGCTTGCAAACGAGTTACATGATTGTATGGTAACTTGCGTTCACAACCTATTTAACGCTCAAACAAAAGAAGAAGCGGATCGTTGGGATAAAGAATTGATTCGTTGTTCTAATGACTTTATGAAGCTTCGCGAGGCAAAACAAGATTATGAAGCATCGAAAAGTTACCGTGTAATCATAACGGATTTTAGAGCGAGAGGAATCAACGCTTCATTAGTTACTCGAAAGAAATAAAAAATCTATCACTTGGCAGAGCGATAGATCAATAAATGGCTTTAATAATTTAGTTAGGATAATTATACCAAATGAGAAGCCATATAACAATGGAGCGTGTTGCATGCTTTTATATAAATCGTTACATAGAGTGTTGCTGAATTCTAACATATTTCAGCAAGCGACATCGGAGCAACACCTAATTTACTTAGTAGAACAATACCTTAAAACAGGATACAAGAATTATCGCTTATTACGTGTAGAGGACGGATTCGCGATATATATGTAAACGGGAGGATGAATAATATGGCAGTTTATAGACCAGTTCAAGTTTCATTTTGGCAGGATGCGAAGGTTATTGAGGAGATGACTCCAGAAGACAAATTATTTAATCTTTACCTTCTTACAAATCCATGCACTACGCAAATTGGAGTATATCAAATTACGAAAAAGCAAATGGCTTTTGATTTAGGGTATTCCATGGAAAGTGTTAACGCACTCTTAGATCGTTTTGAAAACCATCATAAATTGGTTAAGTATAATGCAGAAACACGCGAATTAGCCATCATTAACTGGGGAAAATACAACCTTAATAGAGGTGGAAAACCTATAGAAGATTGTGTGCGTAAAGAGCTTGATGGAGTATCTGATATTAGTCTAGTTCGGTTAGTCACTCCAAAAGTAAAGAATGATAAAATTCGCGTTATTTTTGAGGAATTTCTTACTGTTAACGATACGTGCCACGATACGTCAACGATAAGTGGGCAAAAAGAAAAAGAAAAAGAAAAAGAAAAACAACAACAAGAAGAACGCGCAGGCGCGGAAGAAGTTGTTGAGGTTAATCCAATTTCTTTTTATGAACAGAACTTCGGATTCATTACACCTTTTGTTGCGGATGGTATTCATGCATGGGTAGATGATTTAAATGCAGAGCTAGTTGTAAAAGCTATGCAAATTGCACTAGAAAAAAATACGAGAAACATGACTTACGTAAATACGATTTTACGAGATTGGCATCTTAAAGGATTAAAAACAATAGCGGACGTAGAAGCAGCCGATCAAGCATTTCGCGCTCAACGATTAGCAAAAGCGCAACAGTCGTCGCAAGTACCTTATCAACAAAAAGGCTTATCGGAGTCAACTAGAAACGTTATACAACAGCAAGAAGCATGGAAACAAAACATTCCAACAGAAGAAGAGCTTGCAGCACTTAATCAACAGAATGCGTGGTTGGCACAATGAGTAACGATATGATTCGAAACGTAGAAGCTGAACAAAGTGTTTTAGGTAGCATTATTCAAGAAGGCGATTTAATTAAAGATTGCCAGCTAAAGGCAAAACAATTTTCTTTACCAACGCATCAAATGATTTTTAAGGCGATGAGAGAGCTAGAGGATGCTGAGGCTCCGATAGATCTTGTTGCTCTCATTGGGAAATTCGATGAAGGATTTATGCATCAAATTGGTGGGATTGAATTCTTTGTAAATCTAACAGAAGTTGTAACGACAACTAAAAACTTTTCGTATCACGAAGGACTGGTGATTGAAGCTTGGAAGATGAGGCATGCTCAAGAGGTTGCTGGTAATTTATATAACCGTCTTCAGCAAGATAGGGATATAAGCGTAATTGGTGCCTCGATTGATGAACTAAGCGCCATTGAAGAAACAGGTTATTCCGATGAATTTAACTTGAAGGAAACGCTTGTTGATCTGTATAAAAAAATGCAAATTGATGTAGGAGATTTAACTGGCATTCCAACTGGTTACGACGACTTGAACAGAATGACAGCAGGGCTACAAGAAGGTGATTTAATCATTGTTGGCGCCCGTCCTTCGATGGGGAAAACAGCATTTGTATTAAACGTTGCTTTTCATGCAGCAAGTGCTCAAACAGCAACAGGATTCTTCTCGCTAGAGATGGGAGAAGAACAGTTACTTAAGCGAATGATCTCAAGTACTGGAAATATAGATGCCACGAAATTAAAGAATCCTAAAAAGCTATGTAATTTAAAGGACTGGGAAAAAATTAGCCAAGCAATGGGATTAATTAATGATTTGCCGCTAGAAATTTACGATAAAGCCAATGTAACAATGCAAGAGATTTACGCAAAGACTAGGAAACTAAAGCGTAAATATCCAGAAAAAAAGGTGCTGGTCGCAATTGATTACTTGCAGCTTATTGTAGGAGATCCAAAGCATAAAGGGAATCGCATGCAAGAGATTGGTGAGATTAGCCGTAAGCTAAAACTTATGGCAAGAGAACTAAATGTATGTGTCGTTGCATTATCGCAGTTAAGCCGTGCTGTAGAGAGTAGGCAAGATAAGAGACCATTACTATCAGACTTGCGTGAGAATGGTCAAATCGAACAAGATGCGGACTTAATCGCATTCTTATATCGAGAAGATTATTACGACCGTGAAACGGAAAATAAAAACATTACAGAAATTATTTTAGCGAAACAAAGGAATGGTCCAGTAGGTGTTGTGGAATTAGCATTCATTAAAGAATTTAGTAAGTTTGTAGGCTTAGAACGAAAGTTTGATAGACAACAGGAGGCTTAATCATGTTGTTACGTCAGGAGGTAGAACGTAGGAAGCTAACAATTATTCGTAAATTATTAGGCCTTGGATTATCGGAAATTAATGGACAGACATTAGATAAATTAACATTAACGCAGCTAGAGGAAATATTGATTGCAGGTTTGCAAGTATTGGAGGGTGAGCAGCATGATTCTCACGAGAGATTGGCGTAATGGTGACACGGTTCACCTCAAGCGGAAAAAGTTTAGAGATATGCTACGTGCTGTACAAGAGTTAGAAAAGCGAGGGTATTCATGCGTTCATCCGATTAGATCATTAGTGCAGCGCCAAAGAGAATTTGTTCATAAACGAACAAACGGAAAGATTAGCCCATGTAATTATAGCTTTACACAGACTAATGCTGATACTTGCTATGTAGTAATGATGAGAAAAGAAAAGAGTGGGGAACATGCATAAGCAATTAACAATTTTTGATGTTGAGCCTGTCGTCTCATTTGATTCAAAGAAAGCAACAATCCATCGTTTGAATTCAAAACTCAGGTATGCAGATGTAGTTGTACAAATACCACGTCAAGTAAAAGCGATTGATGAATTAAAACCAACTACAGCACCTGATGAACGTTATGAGTTATTTGAAGATTACGCAATTGGAATTTGGCGTTACAAACGAGCGGAGGATAAACAATTTGTATATGAAGAAGCTGAAGAAATATGTAAGCGAGCAAGAGATGAAAAAGAGCCGATTCCAATCCGGCTCCATCTCTCACTGGAACAATCATTTGTTCCGGAAAATGTCTTGCAATATTTATAGACAAATAAAAAAAGCTGAGATCACTCTCAACTTACTCGACAAAGTAATTATAACACATTTGGGAGTGGTTTCGGTGGCAATTATCAAAGAAAACATTGCGGAAATGAAGGCTGAAATTTCTTTAGTAGGAAACATGATTTACGTTGTGAAAGATGGAAAGATTCATCCGATTGAACCACCAACAACTGGTCATGGTGAGCAATCATTTGTATATAAAAGCGGAAAAGTAACTCGTATGGATGAACGGAAAACGCAGTTAATCTAATGAAGGATGGAGAGGGACGGAATGAAGTTAAGTGTAAAAATTAAACGTTTAAATGAATCAGTGGAGATTCCTAAATATGCGAAGCCTGGTGACGCAGGCTTCGATCTAGTAGCAGCAGAGGATGTAATTATTAAGCCGGGTGAAACAAAGGTAATACCTACAGGTCTTGCGTTCGAAATTCCACCAGGATATGAAATGCAAATAAGACCACGTAGCGGAATGTCACGTAAAACAAAATTGCGAGTAGTTTTAGGGACTATCGATAGTGGATATAGAGGAGAAATTGGCGTGATTGCAGATAATGTTTCAATTATCGAATACACATCTCAACCAAGGTTGTTAATGGGAGCGTTTGCTGGAGATAACGACTTCAATGTTACGAAAGCGACTAAATATGAAGTAATTAAAATTAGTAAGGGCGATAGAATTGCTCAAGGCGTCATAGCACCAGTAGTAACAGCTCATTTTGAAGAAGTGGACGAGCTATCGGATAGTGAGCGTGGAGTTGGAGGTTTCGGATCTACGGGAGTTAAGTAAGACTAAATTTGAATTTTGTTAAGAAAGGAGGGTGAGAGATGGAATTTTATAAAGTAGCTTCCGAAGGACTTTCGACAAACATAAAAGTGATTGCAGCAAGTGATAAACATCAAGCGGTTGGATGTTTTGTAATGGAAAATCAAAAAGCAGGATTTGAATTAGAGGAAATTAGTGTTCGACAAATGAAACGTGATGAAAAAATTGAAGTTGAGTGCATTGGTTTCCCAATCTATAAAACGGTAGAAGAGTTGTTTAAAGAACAAAAGTGTTTATATATACCTTGGGTTGTCACAAATCTTGAAAACTAAACAAAAGCGTTATTTGAATAGAAAATGGCAGGTAATTGACTAAGTTACCTGCCGCGATCCAAAACAGTCCGGAGGAACAAGCTCCGTTTTAAAAGAGTGTAGTCATGGGAAGTTGACTTGTAGATAGTATGTGTAATGTGGAAAAGAATATTCGTAAAGGGGAATGAAAAATGAATACGGTTACTATTAAATTCGGTCAAGGTACAGAAGCTTGGAAGGATATGCAAGAAGTAGTTAAAGCTCTACATGATAAAGGATATATTGCTCAGCCTTACGAGGATATTGGAACGGTAAAACTAACTAAGAAAATCAATGACGAATTAGTGGATAAGAAACAGCAATTTAATTGTGATATTTGCTTTTTAAATAAGGATATTGAAGAAAAGTCTATATATCAATTTGATGAAGGTGGCGACATTGTAGCATGTGTAGATTGTGAGAAAAAAGCATTTGAACAGTCAAAAAACAAAACAAAATAGTTATTTGGCAGAAAAGGAGAATGAGATATGAATGAAATTAAATATCGGATATATGGTAAAGAAAATCGAATCATGTACAGCTGGGAAGAAATTTTGAACTTTGATAGCTTAAAAGACACTTTGAAGAATGGCGGGAAAGAAGATCAATATTATTCTCCATTGTTACCATACACGGGAATAAAGGATAAAAACGGCAAAGAAATTTATGTAGGTGACATTTTAAAAGGACCTACACTGTATGAAACACCAGAAAACACCGCGACTACTTATAGTCATTGGAAAGTAACGTATGGCAATTGTTCGTTTTATTTAGGGGATAGCCCAATTGACGAGGACATTGATTGGGTTTCAGAAGAATGTGAAGTCGTAGGAAATGTTTATGAGAATCCAGAGCTACTGATGAAAGTTTTTAAAATGAATGATTACGATTGGGTAGCTGCAAAGAACGAAGAGGAAGCGAAAAACTTTTATGAGGAATTCATAGATCGGGAGGAAATTGAAGAATATTTTGTTGGGGAAGTTAGTTTGAAAGACAAAATGCATATCAGCATTGATGAATTACCTGACGAAGAACAACGAGTAGCCACAATCGAACCAGTAATTCATAGAGGTGGAGAAACGTGTGTTTTAAGGTCATTCGAATGGGTAATAAAGCGGGATAATATTACAAATCCATGTATCATTGCTTCGACAGAATACTAAACAAAATTCTTATTTTAAAAATAGAGAGCTCTTGCCAAAGAACTCTCTTACCAAAACTTATATTGAATGAATACACACCATAATGTATGCATGTTGTTTAGGTATGTGTAGTTGTACAATAAAATCTTTATTTGGAAAGAATTCAGCCCCTAACGGTGCGCTGTTAGGGGCTGAATCTCGAGAACTTTTATTAAAATTACATGAGGTTGATCAGTGAATGTAACTATCGATCTCTCGAATTATAGCACTAAGTAAATTAAATTTACAACTTAATATTTACATTTAGTGATAAAAGATATGGAGGGGAATGGAACGGATGAGACATACAAGAAATAGACAAATGACAAAAATAGGTGAAGAAAATTTTATGGGAATGAAGAATATCAAAATTTCAACGATACGAAAGTTTGATGGAGAGTTTAATAATAGATTAGATCCAACTTTCCGGTGGCACAGAGATTATCATGGTATGAATATTGTATCTTTTAACCGTAAGGGTGAAGCATTTAAAACTAATGTGATAAAAGTTAGAAATTAAACAAAATCGTTATTTGGAGGGGAGTGCCATACATGGAAGGTAGAAAGCACCTTTTTGAAGATGGTGAAAAAGTTCGGATAAGAGAAACGGGTGAGGTTGTTACAGTAGATCATTGGTGGTATGCATTAAATAATCCTGCATTCGGATTTCAGTATAACATCATAGGACGACCGTCTACATGGTATGCCGAACATGAATTAGAAAAGATTTCTTAATAAAAACGCTATTTTGTACTTAGTAAATGGTAATGTTTATTTTAAATGATAAAGCAGCTAGCTCAATGAACTAACTGCTTTATCGTCCAACAAGAACAATACCCACAATACATTGTAACTAAAGGTTACAACTATAGTATGAGCAGAAGTGAAAAAGTTATGTAAGAAAGCAAAAAAATTTCATTAAGCACAACTAAGCAGCTAGTTAATAAAACTAACTGCTCGTTGTACAAAAGAAATTTAGGCCCTACAAGTAAATGATATGTAACTTTAAGTTACAGCTATATTATAAGCAGAATTAAAAATATTATGTGGAAGTGAAAAAGAACTAAATAAAAACTTCATTTTGGAGAGAAAGGAGGGATAGGATGGTCCTTTTATATGATCCTAAAACAAATATATTATCTGAAACTACTTATGAATATTTAGTTGAATTAACAGGAATGATGAAAGGTTCTCTTATGAGTGCGCGAAGCAAAGGGAAGAGGATTAGGAGTATTGGCTGCTATCTTGCTAAAGATGATTTGACAGTGCAGCAGAGGCGAGAATGGTATGAAAAGGAAAAGTATCATAACGAAACTTGGAAAACGATTAAAGGGTCTGATGATACATTTCTCATTTCTAATTACGGCAGGTTCAAGCGAATAGGTAAGAAGAAGATATGGTTCCTTCTCCCGATACTTAAAAAGAAGAGCGGATACTTAGAAATTAAGGTGAAATATAAAGGCGTGTACAAGAATTATATAATAGCTCAATTAGTCGCTGCGCATTTCCTTGGCGCTCCAAAACAAGGAGAGTCAGTCAGATATAAGAACGGGATAAAGACAGATACCTTTGTTGGAAATCTAGAATACATTTCAAAAGAAAAATTAGGTAAGTTAACAGGTTTTAGATCTCGTAGTAAACCAGTTGTTCAATTGGATATGAATACAAAAGAAATTATTGGAGAATTTAGGTCTGCAAGAGAAGCCGGAAGGAAAAGTTATCTTTCTTATCAAGCGGTACTAGACAATTGCAATCATAAATCACGGACAAGCGGTGGATATATCTTTATGTTTGCTGACGAATATGAACAAATAGCCAATTAGAATAAAAATTTCATTTTGTAGAAAAGGAGAATGGATATGAAAACACTTAAAGAAATCGGCTTTTTACAAACAGGAATGATTTTAGTGGATTATAAAGGAAATGAAGGTGCAATTACAGGAATCACAAGGATAGAAGGTTTTGGTTATGGTGTAGAATTTGATAACGAAAAGGATCGCATGCAAATGTGGGATTGGAATCGCCTTAGAGATGATGTGTACGTGAAGGATGGGACTTATAAAGAATAAGAGCAGCTAGCAAAAGCTAACTGCTCTCCGAAAGAAACGTTAAGAAGGAAGTTCAATCATTAAGTGTTATGTATAGTATGGACAAGATTTTGGGCTTTATTCAAGGGGGAATAAAGATTTTGGAAGATATAAAGTGGCATGAAGCAGAAGAGAATAATGATGGTATTAAAACAATTGCAATGATTGAACTTGATAAGAAATTAAAAGGTGTAACAATGTATGGATACAACAGGATAGTTGGTTATAACGGTATTTTAAAAGGTGAAAAAGTTCTCTATAAAGGAGAAGAATATACCGTGGTAATGGTATCGAGATTAGGGGACTTTGGTTTATCTAAAACAGGAGAATTGCCATACATTTTACGTGCTTGCCCAAAAGACGTTGTAAAAAAATAAAAGAGCGGCTAGCAAAAACTGACCGCTCCGTTTTGACAAAAGATTCCGGGCAGAAATCACTGCTAAGATAACTGCTTATGGTTAGTATGGTACAAAATCACGATTAGTATTCAAAAATAAAGAGCAGCTAGCAAAAGCTAACTGCTCAGATAATGGAGAAAGATTACCATGTCATCTATAGTATTGACGGAATATTTGGGTTTATTCAAGCGTTAAAAAAAGCCAGGATTTCTCCCAGCAAGTCATAGGGTATTCGTCTATAAACGAATTTACTTATATTGTAACGTAATATCTAACTGTATGAGATGTTAATATTATTAAGTTTTTAACAAGATAATTACATTTATTAACTAATGTTTAAGTCAGTTTTAAACAAAATAATCCTTTTAAAGATAAAGAAATATATTTTTAAATCCTTAATTTGATATAATAATATTTAATCAGGGAGTGATGCAGAGTGAAAATTTTACGTGATGTTAAAATAGTGTTAGACGAGAAAAATGGTAATAGAAAAACCACAGATGTTACCCTTATTTCTAAAGAACTTCATAACGGAACATTTTTTAGTATTGTAAATGGAAGCGGGAAGGAAATTACGGCTGAACATTCTACAATCGAAGAAGCATTACAACAATTAAGTCTAAGTTATAAAATTATCTAAATTCAAGGGGAATTAAAAATCGTCCTACTGGAAGAACCAGCGGACACTGAACTACAAAGAGCATTAGTGATATTGCTCTGTAGTTTGGTGTCCGCTTTTTTGTTTTTATTAACGAAATCGATAAGGGGTGTTTTTATATATGGAGCAATTAACTTTCTTACCTAAAATTGATCGCAAAGCAACGCAGGTTCGTTTAGAAGATATTCTTGAAAATGTTCGTATTTATAGACAGTTCGGGATGATTAGAAATGAGATGAAGGTTACAGCATCTAGTGAGGTAAGATATCATGGTCCAACAAATATAGTAGGAAAGCCAGCTGAAGATGTTGCTTTAGCAAATGTTGCTATGAGTGAAAGAGAAGTGAAATTACAACGTTTATCTTTTCAAATTGATAAGGCATTAAGTCGTTTTAGCAAAAGCCAAAGGGACATTATTGTAAAACGATATTTGGAAGATGAAGAAGTTTTTGATTACATGGTTTATAACGAGATTGGTATGAGTGAACGTACGTATAGACGTAATAAATCTAACGCTTTTTACAAACTAGCTTTTGCTCTTAGATTAGAAGTATATGAGTCAGAAGAACAGAATGGAGGAGAGAGCCTATGAACTTTGTTCAACCTATTCGTGACCCGGAGCAAATACAACAGATTAAAGAGTATTTGAAAGAAAACAGCGAGCGGAATTTTATTTTATTTGTAATTGGAATCAATACAGGTTTACGTATCAGTGACATCCTCAAATTGAAGATAGGTGATTTGAAAGGTAGCCACATTTCAATGAGAGAAAAAAAGACCGGTAAACAAAAACGCATTCAGTTAACTCCAGCTTTAAAGAGGGAATTGCGTTGGTATATTGAAGAACGAGATGATAGTGAGTATGTAATTAAAAGTCGTGAAGGTACTAACAGACCAATCGGACGTAGCATGGCTTATAAGATACTCAGAAGAACAGCAGCAGAGTTTGGTTTAAAGGAAATAGGGACTCATACATTAAGAAAGACCTTTGGGTATCATATGTATATGCAAACAAAGAACATCGCCTTGTTAATGGAGATATTCAATCATTCATCAGAGAAAGTTACATTAAGATATATTGGCGTAAACCAAGACGCAATGGATAAAGCTATGACACGATTTAAAATATAGCGGCATCCTTTTTATTTTTTTGATTTTTTATAATTACCCATTTTTTATGTGTTGTGTAATTCAAAAAGAGAAGTTTTATAAATCCATAAATACCAAGGGATGCAGCGACAGGGACAGTTACACAAAATATAAGATATGGGTAACTCATTAAGATAAAATTAATAAGAGAAGAATATAAAAATAAGTGGCAGAGTCGTGACCGCTTTTTGGCAGTAAATGTGCCGGTTGTTTTGGAATTCACGTGATATATTTGTATTGTGAGAAATGGCGGAAAACATTGCTCACAAAATTCCTGATAATTGAAAATGGATCGTCATAACCGGTGGCGATGGTTGCAGATGGGATGAATAGTTGTTTCTTGATTTCACATCCAACTGTAAATTATGTTATGCAAGCGGAGAAGGGCTTTTGCTCTTCTTCCAGTTACTTAATATTGCTGCAGCAGATGAATATAACGACATTAGGTAATTGGGAGAAGAATAAAACTTCATTTACCGTAATTGAAGTATAAACAAATAATTAATCATAAAGCATCCATTTGGGTGCTTTTTATTTTGATTAAGGAGTGAGATAAATGAAACTAACTAAACAAGAACAAGCTGTTGTAATTGGTACATTCATTTCAATGTTAGGACAGGATCTTGTGAATGAACGTATCGATAAACAGAAGTTAGAGGGGGCAATTCCAGTTTTTAATGAAATGGAAGATAATACAACACCAAAGCAAAGAAGAGAAGCAATGGTCAGTTTGCTTGGTAAGACAATGGATGAATTCATTAATAGTAAGGAGTGAGGATAGGTGAATGGAACGCTTGTAGAAAAAATTGTACATAAAGATGCGGTAGAGGTTCTATCTAAGTTTTCTACAAAGGAACTAATTGAAGCATTAAAGCTAAAAGAAGATGTGCAAATCACTGATACAAGTGAAGATGTATATCGTGTGCAATATGATTTAACCAAGGCAAAGAAGTATTGCTTATTAATTAATAACTGTGATGTTGAGTCAGTTCAAGGTATTTTGAGATTACAAGAAGCTGAGCGACAATTATATGCTGGTGGTTGTTGTGATTAAAGAATACAAGACCAAACAACAGAAGCGTAAGTTCTATGACAGTGGTGAGTGGAAGAGTATACGAGAACAAGTAAAGAAGCGTGACAACTATGAATGCCAAGAGTGTAAGCGCAATGGCAGTGTTCGTGTGGATACCAATGAATACAGTGAGAGTGCCAAGCGTAAGAAGATACAGCTTGTTGTCCATCATATAAAAGAACTTGAACATCATCCTGAACTTGCATTAGAAATGGATAATCTAGAAACAGTCTGTGTGGATTGCCATAATAAAGAACACGGTAGAGTATTCGAAAAGAAAATCAACAAATGGGAACACGATGAAAAGTGGTAAAAATGATTCGATAATAACACCCCCCCTTAAAAAATTTCATCAAAAAATGCTCTAAGGGGCACCGGAGGAGGGGGTTAACTGTCAGGTTTTTTTCGATTTTACGCACGTAAGGGGGGTGGGTAGATGGCTGTTAGTATTGTGAGGTTAAAAGAACAGCTCATGAATAGTATTGATATTACTGATTTAGTCGAAGTTGAAAAGGTAGAAAGATATATTGATCTTGTAAAAGCGTTTAGAAAAATAAATAAAACTATTAATAAAGAAGGCGAGTCCGTAACGATAAAAAACGGTTCTCAAGTTTTTGTAAAAGCCCACCCTCTTATAAGTGAGAGGAATAAAATTAACAGTTCATTAATTGCTTTGGGAAGAGATATAAAGTTAGTTCCTAAAGTGGGTGCTTCTAATTCAGGCTACAGCCCAAGTGATTTAATATGATTAGGCAAAAGTATGTAGAAGAATACATTGAGCTTTATAGAAGTGGGAAAATAAAGTTCAACAAAGAAAGAGAACTGTTAATTGACTATCTGGAAAAATACGTTTTGAATAGAGACGATTTGTATTTTGATGATGAAATGATTGAGAAGTGTATCCGATTTGGTGAGAAGTGGTACTTTCCTTTACAATCATTTCAAAAATTCTTAATAGCATTCGTCTTTTTATTTTACAAGAAAAATAGTCGCGTTTTTTATCGTAAGTTCCTATGGATGCTTGGGCGGGGTGGTGGCAAAAACGGATTAATATCAGTCATCATTCATTTTTTAATTAGTGAAATGCATGGTATTCCAGAGTATAACATTTCCGTTGTTGCAAACAGTGAAGAGCAAGCGAAAACAAGTCCAGATGAAGTTCATAAATGCGTTAAACGTAATGAAATATTGCAACGAGCATTTAAGACAACATTAACTCAAACTGTTTCTAAAGCCACAGGAAGTGTATTGAAGTTTAGGACATCAAACGGAGATACAAAAGATGGTTTGCGTGATGGTGCAGTTGTATTTGATGAAATACATCAATATGAAAGTAATAAAGATGTTCGAGTCCACATTAGTGGTTTAGGGAAAAAGAAGAATCCACGCGAGTTTTACATTGGTACAGATGGATATGTTCGTGATGGTTTCTTAGATAAACAAAAAGAAAAAGCAATGAAGGTATTGAATGGTGAAGCCCGTCCCAATGCTATTTTTCCGTTCATATGCAAATTGAATGATGAAAGAGAAGTAGATGATCCGGATAATTGGGAAATGGCAAATCCGATGTTATCACAGCCATTAAGTGAGTATGCAGAAGGTTTACTTGAAACGATAAAGGAAGAATACGAAGATTTAGAAGATGATCCAAGTAATCGTGAAGAGTTTATGACAAAGCGTATGAACTTACCTGTAACAAATTTAGAAAGATCAGTAGCAAAATGGGAAGAGATTGTTGCTACAAATCGTCCGTTTCCTGATTTATACGGTCGAGAATGTATTGGGGCGTTAGATTTTGCAAGTATTAGAGATTTCGCAGCTTGTGGTCTTTTATTTAGAGTAGACGGTGAATACATTTTCAAAACACATTCTTTTGTACGCAAAGAATTTGTTGATATTTATTATGGCTATTCTAAAAAAGCAAATGAATTTAAGAAGGAGAAATTTGCACCAATAAGAGATTGGGAAGAGCAAGGACTTTTAACAGTCGTGGACGAGCCAACAATTAATCCAATCCATATTGTAAATTGGTTTGTAGAAATGCGTGAAACCTACGGATTAAAAAAGATTATAGGTGATAATTATCGATTAGAAGCTATAAAGCCATTATTAATAGATGAAGGCTTTGAAGTAGATATTATTAGAAATCCTAAAGCAATACATGGTTTATTAGCGCCACGAATTGAAATGGCATTTGCAAATCGTCAAATTGTTTTTGATGATAACCCTCTAATGCGTTGGTATACACAAAACGTATTGGTTGTTATTAAGAATGATGGTAATAAGATGTATGAGAAGAAAGAGCCTGTACGTAGAAAAACTGATGGATTCCAATGTTTTGTACATGCACTCTATAGAGCTGATGAAATACAAGAAGTAACTGATTTCGTTATAGGCGACATTAAATTCTAATAAAGGGGGTGATAACCATTGGATGGTTGGGTTCAGTATTTAAAAGAAATAAAGAACTAGAATTTATGGTGGATCTAGACATAATTACAGATACAGCAAACAGACTTCATATGAAGCGATTGGCAATTGATACATGTGTATCATTTTTAGGAAGAACAATAAGTCAATCTGAATTTAGAGTAAGACATGGTAAAGCATTCGAGAAGAATGAACTTTATTACCGATTAAATGTTAGACCGAACAAGAATATGACGGCAAGTACCTTTTGGGAAAGGTTTGTTCGCAAACTTATATATGATAATGAGTGTTTAGTTATACAAGCAGATGATGGGGATTTACTTATTGCAGATGGATTTCAACATAATGAATACGCTGTGTTTGAAGATACTTTTACCAATGTAATAGTAAAAGATTATACGTTTAAGAGAAGTTTTAGGCAAAGTGAAGTAATCCACTTAAAGTATCGAAATGACAAATTATCTCCGCTTATTGATGGTTTATTTACTGATTACGGAGATTTGTTCAGTAGAATACTGAGTTCTCAAAAACGAAAAAATCAAGTTCGTGGAACAGTTGATATGGAAATGACAGGTGCAAAAACGGAAGAGAACATAACGAAATTACAAAAGTTTATTGATGATATGTATCAAGCATTTGGTAATAAAGATATTGCTATTGTTCCACAACAAAAGGGTTTTAATTATAACGAAATATACAACGGTGTTGCGAATGGTCCAAGTGTGGAAGAAATCAATAAAGTAACAAATGGTTTCTTAAATCAAGTAGCTATGGCAATCGGTATTCCAACAGCTTTGATATATGGCGAAATGGCTGATGTAGATAAGCAAACGAAAAACTATATGCTATTCACCGTAAATCCTTTGCTAAAGAAGTTATCTGATGAATCAAATGTGAAGTTTTTTGAGATGAAAGATTATCTTGGAGGACAAAGGATAGAAATTAAATCTATTTCTTATCAAAGTATTTTTGATCTTGCAACAAGCATCGATAAGCTGATTTCTTCTGGTGCCTTTACAGGTAATGAAATTAGATTGGAGGGAGGATATGAATCTTCTAATGATCCGAACTTGGACAAACACTATATTACAAAAAACTATACTCAAATGAATGAAGAAAAAGGAGGTGAGGAATGATGGAACAAGTTAATATGAATAAGCTTCTAAATTTAAAACGGGATATTCGTTTTGAAGCTAAAGGTGAAAATGAGTACAAATTAACTGTTTATGGTTCAATCGGTGGCTGGTTTAGTGAAAATAATGCTGAAGCTGTAAGAAGGAAAATTCAAGATGTTAAAGCAGAAAAAATTCACGTTCATATTAATTCGGGTGGAGGTTCCGCGTTTGATGGTGTAGCAATTTGCAATCAGTTAAAGCAGCATAATGCAGAAATTATAGTTCATATTGATGGTTGGGCAGCTAGTGCCGCGTCTGTAATTGCGATGGCAGGTGATAAAATCATTATGCCTAGTAATACTATGATGATGATTCATCAAGCAAGTACCTTTGAATATGGAAATGCCGATTTATTTGAAAAAACAGCACGAGATTTACGGAAAATCGATTCAGCTTTAGCAGCATCTTATAAAAAACGTTTTGTTGGAACAGATGAAGAATTAAAACAACTGTTAAAAGATGAAACTTGGCTAACAGCAGAGGAAGCGGTTGCTCTTGGTTTAGCTGATGAAATTGCTGATGAAATTGAAATTGATGATACGCAAGAAGATGAAGAAGTGGAAGTTGTAGAAAATTTTAAAGAAGATTTAGTAGCTAAGTACACAAAACAACCAAATAATCAAAATCCAAAAGAGCCTATTCAAAAGCCTGTTAATACAAAACAGAATTTGAGTACGCTCTTTTTAAATTTAGGAGGAAAATAAAATATGGTTATTAAGTTTAATAATTTCGAAGAGAAAAAACTAGCTTTTGCAAAAGCTACACAGGAAGGAACGCCAGAAGAACAAACAGCAGCATTAAATTCTATGATTGAAGCACTTGCTACAGATGTGCGAGTAGATATTTTAAATCAAGTAAATGAATCTATGGTAGATCGTTCTATCATGCAATCTCGTGGTTCCAATGTATTAACAAGTGAGGAAATGAAGTTCTTTAATGCGGTTGTGCAAGATGGCGGATTTAAAGATACTGAGATTTTACCTAAAACAACACAAGAGCGAATCTTTGATGATTTAGTAAGTGGACATCCATTCTTAGAGCATATTGGGTTAGAAAATTTAGGAGCTGTTACAGAACTTATCTATGGAGATCCAGAAGGTGCAGCTGTATGGGGACCATTATTTGGTGATATTCAAGGGCAACTAAATGCTACGTTCCGAAAAGAACCTATTACGCAACTGAAATTAACAGCATTTATTCCACTATCAAATGATATGTTAAATTTAGGTCCAGTATGGGTAGAACGTTATGTTCGCACAATGATTACAGAAGCAATGGCAGTTGGATTGGAGCGAGGATTTGTAGTTGGTACAGGTAAAAATGAACCTATCGGTTTATTAAAAGATCCAAGTGGAAATGTTGTTGGTGGTGTATATCCAGATAAAAAATCCGCTGGCACTTTAACATTTGAACCAGGAAGAAAAACAATTAATGAATTAAAAGGCGTTGTTAAATTACTTGCTAAAAAGTTAAAAGCTGATGGTAAAGACGCAGATAAACCAAAAAATATTGCTGGTAAAGTAGTTATGGTGACAAACCCGTTTGATACATTTGATGTACAAGCGAATGCAACAACTTTAAACGCAGCTGGTGTATATGTAACAAGCTTACCTTTTAATCCAACTCCAACAGAATCAGTATTTGTACCACAAGGTAAAGTGCTGTTCTTTGTTAAAGGCGAGTATATTGCAGCAATGGGTGGAACGGAGCCGATTAAAAAGTTTGATCAAACGTTAGCGTTAGAGGATGCAACACTTTATATCGCTAAACAATATGCTACAGGTAAACCAAAAGATAAATATGCAGCACAAGTTTATGAATTGAAAATTGAGGAAGTAACGCCACCGACACAAGGATGATGTGAATGAACACAGTAATTTCAGATGTAATTATACAGGAGTTTAAAGAGAGGATGCACTTAGGTGATGAGGAAGATGATAACCTAAAGCGCATCCTTTCTACGTCTAATAAGGCGTTACTTAGGGTTTGTGGGGATTATGATTTAAATAATGACGAGGAGTTCAAAGAATTAGTCTTTGAACGCTCTCGTTATGTTTATAACGATGCATTAGAGTATTTTGACAAGAATTTTTTAAGTCAGATTAATAGTTTAGGTATCGATAAAGCATTAGACGAAATTAAATTGGACGGTGATTAAAATGCGTCCCTTTCAGTATAAAAAACCACTAAATACAGGTGATTTTAGAAATCGAATTATCATCGAACAACCTGAAGTGATAAAAGATGAATTGAATCAAGAAATTGAAACAGATTGGAAAGAAGTAAAAAGAGCATGGTCGATGATAAAAACGGTAAAAGGATCTGAGTATATTGAAGCTTCGGCTTCACAGTCCACAAGAATTTATCGGTTTGTTATTCCTTATACAACAGGTATTACAGAATTAATGCGAATCGATATGAAAGGTCGTATCTTTGATATTATTGAACCGCCAATGAATGATGATGAAATGTATCAAACATTGACTATTATCGCAAAGGAGCATGTTTAATATGAACGATTTTGCGAGCGAACTTGCTAGAGAATTACAAAGGTATGCGAATGTTGTGGAAGAAGAATTGCTAACAGCACAAGAAGATGTTGCTGATGTTGCTGTAGAAAAATTAAAGCAAGGTAGTCCTAAAAAAACCGGAGCATATCGTAAAGGATGGCGTAAGAAAAAAGAGGGCAATGGTGTTGTTATTCATAATACTCAAGGACAATTAACACATCTTTTAGAAAAGGGACATGCGAAAGTTGGTGGTGGACGAGTTCCGGCTCAAGTGCATATTCGTCCAGTTGAAGAGTATGTAATTAATGAATTACCAAGACAGATTGAAAGGGCGCTTGGATAATGACATTAGGTGAATTAACAAAAATTCTTGAAGCTACAGGTTATCCTGTGGCTTATTCTCATTTTACAGCAACACCAACCAAGCCAGTTCCGGCGCCGCCTTATATTTGTTTTCTTGTGGACGGATCAGCAAATTTAATGGCTGATAACAAGGTCTACCACAAGATAAATGATTTAAATATTGAACTTTATACAACTAAAAAAGACTTAGTTGCAGAAGCCAAGTTAGAACAAGTCCTTGACGATCATGAAATTCCTTATGACTCGTATGGGACTTTTATTGAATCTGAAAAAATGTATCAAAAAAATTATGAAACGAGGTTGATGTAGATGAATAAAGAAAATAAAGTTACGTTTGGTCTGAAGAATGTACATTATGTTCCATATGATGTTCAAGACTTTTTAGTGAAGTTTGGTACGCCGATCCCATTACCTGGTGGGGTTGAACTAACTTTTGAACCACGCGGTGATTTAATTGAATTTTATGCTGATGACATGCTTTATTATGCGGCAAGTAATAACCAAGGTTATGATGGAACGCTATCTATTGCAACTATTCCGGAACAATTTGCAATCGATGCATTAGGTGAGCAATTAGATGAAACTGACGGTGTATTAAATGAATTAGCTGATGCGAAAGGGAAACCATTTGCATTATTATTTGAATTCGATGGCGATGTGAACGCAACGCGTCATGTTATGTATAACTGTGCAGCGAGCCGTCCAACAATTGCATCTAAAACAAAGACAAATTCAGCTGAACCAAATACAAATGAATTAAAGTTTGTTTCTAGTCCAATTGTTTTAGCACCTGGTGGAAGACCAATGGTTAAAACGAAAACAACCTCTAAAACAACTCAAGCTATTTATGATAATTGGTACAAAGAAGTGTACGTTAAAAAAACAGCAGAACCCAAAGGAGCGTAATAGTAAATGGAAAAGACAATTACAATAGATGGTCAAGACATTCGTTTAAAAAGTACAGGAGGGACACCAGTCCGATTTAAAGCGCAATTTGGAAAGGATTATTTTGCTCAACTTCTCAAGTTAGCACCACTTGGGAAAATCGATATGGAAAATTTAGATCCAAGTAAGTTAGATAATGTGGATTTTGAAGTATTTTATAATTTAGTTTGGACTATGGCGAAAACGGCTGATCCAAAGATACCAGAGCCAATGGTATGGCTAGATTCATTTGATGAATTCCCAATCATTGAAATCTTAGAAGATATTCAAGATATGATAGCTTCCACAATTCAATCTAAAAAAAAGTTATAAATAGCAATAATAATGGTCAACAAGGAGCGGATCAAGGTGATGTATTCACCACTGAGACGTTCCTTGTTTTGTGTTATAAATGCAAACTTACAAAGGCTGATTTAGAAGATATGACAATTGGTATGTGTCTTGATTATATCGATGAATATTTAGAAATGCAGAAGCCACCTCAAGAAAAAACACGTAAAGCAACACAAGCAGACTTTAACAATTTCTAAAGAAGAGAGGTGAGAAAATGGCAGGAAGAATTAAAGGGATTACAATCGAAATTGGTGGGAATACTCAACCGTTACAAAATGCTTTAAAAGATGTAAATAAGCGTAGTAATGACTTAACAAAAGAGCTAAAAGATGTTGAACGTCTTTTGAAATTTAATCCAGGTAATGTTGAAGCATTAGCGCAAAAACAACAATTACTTACACAAGCAATTGAAAATACAACGCAAAAGCTAGATAAATTGAAGGCAGCCGAACAACAAGTTCAAGCTCAATTCCAAAACGGTAAAATTTCTGAAGAACAATATCGTGCATTTAGGCGTGAAATTGAATTTACAGAAGGATCGCTTAATGGTCTGAAAGGCAAACTTGCTGGATTAAAAGCTGAACAAGAGAATGTAGCAAGTTCAACAAGACAATTAGAAACCTTATTTAGTGCTACAGGAAAAAGTGTTGATGATTTTGCAGGAGCGTTAGGAAATCGTCTTGTAAATGCAATTAAAAGTGGTACGGCTACCAGTAGGCAGTTAGATCAAGCGATTGGTCTTATTGGCCGTGAAGCATTGGGAGCAGAAGCTGATATTGAAAAGTTACAACGTGCGCTTCGTTCTGTTGATGATGGTAATTCAATACAACAAGTTCGAAACGATTTAAGGGACCTTTCGCGTGAAGCTGAAAGAGCTGGGAAAAGTTTCAAAGAATTAGATATTGGTTTAGAAAATATGCTAGGTGGTGCGATGGCGGCTGGAGGTATATCAGGAGTAATTGAAAAGGCTCTTGATACTTCTAAACTAAAAACAAAAATTGATGTAACATTTGATGTTCCACCTTCTTCAAAGAAATCAGTTGAACAAGCTGTCCGTGGAATTGAAGCATATGGTGTAGATGTGGAGGAAGCTCTAGAAGGAACGCGTAGGCAATGGGCTTTAAACAAAAATGTAAGTGATGAAGCAAATACAGCTATTGTAAAGGGAGCTTCAGCAATTGCGACTTCTTATGCAGGGATTGATTTTACAGAATTAATCCAAGAAACAAATGAGGTTGGAAGTGAATTAGGAATAACAAATGATAGTGCTTTAGCTTTAACAAATGCATTATTAAAAATGGGATTTCCTCCAGAACAATTAGATATCATTGCTGAATATGGCGGGCAGTTAACACGAGCTGGGTATACAGCTGAAGAAGTACAGGCGATTATGGCAGCTGGGGTAGATACAGGAACCTGGAATTAGATTATAGTTCCCTTGTATGGCGACATACAATGAATAACTCCTTTAATTCAGTGAAACTCTCAAATGAGACAATACTGAGCGAAGCCTTTTAATTAAGGAACGTGCAACGACTAGTCGAAAGACGTAGGGTGTAAGCAAATGACACTCGAAACGGGGAGCAACTCAAGTAGTTGAAGATATAGTCTAATCTATGCGGTGACGTATAGCAGTTCATAAGAGAACGGGCGTGACCTTGCGAATCACGTTGAATATAAATGATTGATAATCTTTTAGATGGTCTAAAAGAAGGGCGTATCAAAGCGGCTGAATTTGGTCAAGGTGTCGATAAATCGATGAAAGAAGCCTTGGAAGGTACGAAAATTTCAGCCGATCAATTACAAAAATGGGGACAATCTGTAGCAAAAGGCGGTAAAGAAGGTTCAGCCGCTATGACAGATATCGCTAAAGCTTTAAATCAGATTGAGGATGAAACGAAGCGAAATGAAATTGGCGTAAAGCTTTTTGGGACCATGTTTGAGGATCAAGGCCAAAATATTATTGATACACTGTTAAATGCTAAAGATAAAGTGATTGATTTAAACGTAAGCCAAGAAGAACTAAATGAAATGATAAAGAAAATGGATGCAAGTCCAGCTGTAAAGTTTCAAAAAGCAATGGGTGACTTGAAAATGGCGCTTGAACCACTTTTGGGCATTGTTGCTAACATTATTGGGGCTTTTGCAAGTTGGATTTCAGCGCATCCAGCATTAGCCGCAGCATTAACAACGGTTGCTGTAGCATTAGGGATTTTAATTGGAGCTTGCATGGCTCTAGCCCCGGTATTTGTCACCTTATCCAGTATAGCTGGAATAGCAGGTGTAAGTATTGGGGCTGTTGCTGGTCCAGTTGCATTAGTTGTAGGCGGATTTATAGCCACCACCGCAGCAATAGTTGGATTAGTAATCGGTATTAAGAAGTTGTGGCAAACAAATGAAGGTTTTAAAAACAGTATTACTGGCGTGATAAGTGGCATACAAAGTTTTATCGATATATTAGTGTCATTAGGTAAATATCTATTTTGGACAGCAGCAGACGGTGATTACTTAAATGATTGGATTACTCATTTACCAAAAGGATTCCAAGATGCAGCTGAAATGATAGGATTAGCGGTTAGTAAAATACGTGAAGCGTGTCTTCATCTTTTTGATGCTGTGAAAGCTGTTTTTTCAGGAGATTTCAGCCAATTAGGAGAGATTTTTAAGACAATTGGTCCTTCTATAGCAGGGGCAATTATTGGCGGTCTTCCTGGTGTCCTTGTTTCTGTATCTCGTTATTTACCAGCGATTGCAGAATACTTGAATGCAAACTCTGGAATTATTCTTGAAACTATTACAAATATCTTTACCAATATAGCTACTTTTGTAACAACAGCTTTACCACAATTTATTGAAACTGGATCTCAAATGATTTCAAGTCTTGTGAGTGGTTTGGTTGTAGCAGCTCCAATTATCCTTGAAGCTATTGTTGGAATCATTAATACAATTTCACAAATGATTGCAACTTATCTTCCTATGATTGTTCAAACGGGAATTCAAATTATTCAAACCCTAATTTCTGGAATTGTACAGGTCTTACCTACGCTTATAGAGACGGGTCTTCAATTGATTATGACTTTAATCAATGGAATTATGCAGATGATTCCGCAATTAATTCCAATAGCTGTAACGATTATTGAAACCATTATTAATGGGATTATGTCGTTTTTACCTCAGTTAATTGAAATAGGAATAAATTTATTAGTTTCGTTAATCACAGGTATTACACAAGCTTTACCTATGATTGCTTTAGCAATTATTACAGTCATTACAACTTTGATTGAAGCAATTACATCAAATCTACCAAAGATTATTGAAGCTGGTGTTAAAGTTTTAATTAGTTTAATAGACGGAATCATTAAAATGCTACCGCAATTAATAGATTTAGCTATAAATCTTATAACGAAAATAGCAGATACATTACTAGCAAATTTACCTAAAATAATTGAATCCGGTATAAAAATTCTAATGGCAATTATAGATGGAATTGTAAAAGTGTTACCGCAGCTTATCAATGCAGCATTAGACTTAATTGTTAAAATCGCGTCTACATTAATTGCAAATTTACCAAAAATACTCGAAGCTGGTATCAAAATTTTACTTATGTTAATTGCAGGTATTGTACAGGTCTTACCACAATTAATAGCCGCAGCATTAAAACTTATTATTACTTTAGCAGGAGAATTAATTAAGAATTTACCTAAAATCCTTGAAGCTGGCGTTCAATTGATTTGGGCTTTAATAAAAGGGATTGTAAGCATGGTAGGTCAATTAGGATCTACAATCGTAACAGATATTATACCGAAGATTGTTGATACATTAAGGAAAATTGATTTATTTAAGATAGGTAAAGACATAATAAGCGGATTGATAGATGGTTTAGGTAGTATGGCTGGAAAAGTATTAGATAAGGTGAAATCCATTGGCAGCAGTATTTTAGACGGGTTTACTGGATTCTTTGACATTCATAGTCCATCAAGATTAATGAGAGATCAAGTTGGTAAGCATATTGGGGCTGGTCTTGCGATTGGTATGGAGAATTCAATTGGAATAATAAACCGTGCATCCCAAGCAATGAGTGAAGCAGCAGTACCGACAGTTAATGTTGGTAATATAGGATTACAAGCTAACGGATTATATCAAGGACAGGGTGTAAATGGTGAATTGGCAGTCCCAAGTGGTGGACTAGCAATTGAAGTGCCTGTAATTTTAGAAGGAAGAGAAGTTGCGCGTGGTACTTATCGTTATACAACCGAGTATCAAGAAAGAGAAGCAAAAAGAAACTCAGCCTTTTAGGTTTGGGTTTCTTTTATTTTATACAGAAATGAGGTGTCAAAATGAGCTCTTTTACATTTAACAATGAACGTAAAAACTATATCCAAATTGCAAAGGGATGGAAAAGACCTACTTGGGCACCATTGAAACGGAATTTTCTAAGTGTTCCAGGATATCCAGGTGCAAGATTATTAAATACACAAACGGAAATGCGTGTTTTATCTATCCCTGTTGGGATTATTGTTCCTGATGATGGAGACCTAGAACTATTAAAAGAAGAAATTGCAGATTGGCTAATAACAGATCAACCAGCAGAGCTTATTTTTGATGTAGAACCAAATAGAACGTATTTAGCAGTAGTGGATGAAAGCTTTGACCCAGATGAATTCGTAACAATCGGAATGGGAACCATTACATTTATTTGTCCAATGCCTTATAAATTAGGTCCCACACAGAAGAAATTATTAGCAATAGACGAGGGTGGGAATTTAAAAGCTGAATTTCGTAATCTGGGATCTGTAGAATCTAATCCAATTATTGATATAACTGTAGGTTCACCAAGCCCTTTCTTGGATGTCTGGAATGATAATGACTATTTTCGCATTGGTTATCCTGTTGGGTATAAGTCCAAAATTGTAAAAGAAGATGAGAGACTTATCAATGACGATTGCTCTAGCCTTAAGGGGTGGGAACCTTTTGGAGGACAGATAGGAAAGTTTCTTGCAAGAGGCTCTATGGAAGTCATAGGCGGAAAAGCTTTTAGAGCTTCGGATTACGGACAAAGTGAACTGAACAAATGGCATGGGCCTTTTGTGATGAAAGAAATCCCGACAATAGGTAAGAAAATTGGAGATTTCAAAATGGATATCCAGTTTGCCTTACATTCTACGAAATATGACCAAATGGGTAAAACGATTGCGATGGTCTTGGATGCTAATTACAACATTATCTGTCAAGTGGATATGAGCGATGAATATATGAGTCATGAAATCACTTTGGCTCATTCTTCTGTTGGAACTGGAGATAATGAACAACTTCTATCGAACGAAACTGGCTATTATATAGATACGTTCAATCAATTCAGTGGACATTTTGCTTTAGCGCGTAGGGGAAACCACTGGAGAGTTTATTGTGCGAAACACATTGTTGGAACAGAACAAGATGGAGCTTCATTTGTAATGGAATGGTATGACGTAGGTAATCGGAATCCGAATACTACTAAAGAACCAAAGTATATCGCTGTTGGTTGTGTAGCCTTTGGAGATTATTATCCGGTTAATGTATGTCAAATTAAGGACGTTAAATTCTGGCGTATTAATACTTTAGAAATAGATGAGACTCCTTATATTTTCGATGTAGGAGACAAAATTCAAATAGACACAGAACGATCACTTGTAACAATTAATGGTACGAATGCAATAGCACTGAAAGACATATTTAGTACATTTCCTATTGTAAAACGGGGACAGAATGAAATTATAGTACGTCCAGCCAATGTAGGAATCGCGGAATTAACGTATAGGGAGCGATTTAGATGAGGACACCAAGCGGAACTTTACATATTGTTGATTTTAAAAAGAGTCAAATCGTTTCAGCTATACAACCAAAAGACTATTGGGATGATAAGAGACATTGGGAGATTAAAAATAATATAGATACATTAGAGTTTAGGGTATTTGAGAATACAGACCATGCAGCTACACTTGTGCAACAAAACTTAGTGTTGAAAGAGGTTCGCGGCGGTAGAATTGTTCCTTATGTTATTACTGAAGCGGAAAAAGATTCTGATGATAAATCATTAGTGGTTTATGCATCAGGGGAATGGATTCAACTTGCTAAAGCAGAAATTATTGAACCGCAAAAAATTGAAAGTAAAACATTAAAACAATGCATGGAAATCGCTCTAAAAGGTACGAAGTGGGAAATAGGTAAAACCGAACATGATGGATCGCATTCAATAACTATTGATGAATTCACTAATCCATTGGATTTATTAAAAAAGATTGCCGCTTCATTTGAACTAGAAATCCAATACCGTGCTGAAGTTGTCGGCTCTCAAATCATAGTTCGTTATGTGGATATGGTTAAGAAGAGAGGTCGAGATACAAGAAAAGAAGTAACTGTCGGTAAGGATTTGTTGGGGATTAAACGTATTGAAAACTCTCAAAACATTTGTACCGCTTTATTAGGTTACGTTAAAAAAGATAATGGAGAATTCATTACGATTTCAGAAATAAATAATGGTGTTCCGTATCTTGTGGATGATGCAGCATATCAACGATGGAATGAAAAAGGGAAACATAAATTTGCTTTTTATACTCCGCAAACAGAAAACGAGGATATGTCTCCACAGCGACTTATGACTCTCATGAAAACGGAAATGAATAAACTAGTAAACACTTCTGTTTCCTACGAAGTTCAAGCTCAAAGTATTGGTCGATTATTTGGATTAGCTCACGAATTAATTAATGAAGGCGATACAATCAGAATTATAGATACAGGATTTACGCCTAAGTTATATCTTGAAGCTCGTGCTATTGCTGGTGATGAATCATTTAAGGATCCAAAACAAGATAAATATATGTTTGGCGATTATCGTGAAATTGTTGATCAAAATGACGAGTTACGAAGATTGTACCAAAAGATACTAAGCTCATTATATGACAAGGTTCCACAAGAGTTATTTGACCAATTAAAAGATAAAGTCACTGAACAAAATCAAAACATCATTGATGCTAAAGATAAAGCAGATCAGGCTCAAAAAGAAAGTCAAACCGCAAAAGATTTAGCAGAAGCGACTGTTGAATATATGGAACAAAATCTTGTAGATATCATAGAGGGTGTTAAGCCACCTACAGCTAATCTTAGACCGAATAAAACATTATGGCGTGATATTAGTGGCGGTAAGCCTGGTATTTTGAAAATATGGACAGGTACGACTTGGGAACCTGTTGTTCCAGATACAGGACCGTTGCAGCAAAGTATTAAAGATGTTCAAAAAGATATTAAAACTACTAAAACGGAATTGAATCAAAAGGTTCAAGAAGCACAAAATCAGGCGACAGGACAATTCAACGAAGTAAAGGAAAGCTTACAAAGTGTTAGTCGCACAATTTCTGATGTGCAAAATGAACAAGGTAATATTAATAAAAAAGTAACTCAAATAGAACAAACTTCAGATGGATTTAAAACTTCTATTGAAACTTTAACGAAAAAAGATGGTGAAATTAGTAATAAATTAAATACAGTTGAATTAACTGTGGAAGGTACAAAACAAACTATTTCTGATATTCAATCAGATACGGAATCTCTCAAGAAAACAACAACTGAAATTAAAACAGAAGCTGGAAAAATCAGCGAAAAACTTGCAAGTTTAGAGACAAGAGAAGTTAATGTTCGAAACTATGTAATTAACTCGAATTTTTCAAATGATAAAAACGGATGGACTGGAATCACAAATGCAGTTACTACTAAAATTGTTGATGTTACAGTACCAAATGTTCCAGAAATTAAGAAAGGTCTGCAATTAACAAGCAATGGCGCTTTTGTCACTCAGATTTTACAAATAGAACCTTTTATAAATAAAAAAGGGGTAGCTTCCTGCTATGTGAATGTAAAAACGGTAACTTCTACATCTGAGTATCCACGTTTGTACATGCGGTTTATTTATGATCAAAATGGAAAAGATCAGAACTATTATGCTATTATTCCACAACAAGAGGTAACGAATGGTTGGAAACGGATTTCAGTTAAATTTGATACGACTAAATATACAGGTACTTTGAAAGAAGTCCGTGTAAATATAGCAACCGCTAATACAACAACTGTAGATGCAACGTTTACAGGAATAATGGTTACATTTGGCGACTTACTTGAAGCTTGGAATCTTGCTCCAGAAGACGGAGTAACACAAGGGACTTTTCAATCTAAAACTACGGAGATTGAGAAAAGTGTGGAGGGTGTTACGACTACTGTATCCAATGTAAAAAAAGATCAAGATACAATGCAATCTACCTTGAATCAAGTTAAACAGACTGCAGATTCGAATTCTCAAACCATTACAACGATATCCCAGACACAAGGGAAACATGGGGAGATTATTCAGCAAAACACAACCGATATCTCACAGCTGAATAATCAAATCAAGTCTAAAGTGTCTGATACGCAAATGCAGGAATATGTTGGTGGATTAGGAAGCACAAACTTACTATTTAATACTGCCTTTGAAGATCGAGTAATAAACGCTTCTACAGGAGTAATCACATCTAGAACTCCTAGTGTCGCTAAATGGGGGATATGGGCGAATGGTACAAATTTTAAAGCTATGCCTGAGTCAGCTCGCAACCATGATGGATATAACTCAGTAAAATTAGAAACTACCGGATTAGCAGCAAATGCACCTGCTAGTTTGTATCAAAATGCACCCAGTCAATCTAATTCAGGAGACTATGTATTTTCCGCCTGGTTCTATACAGATAGCAAAGAATTGCTAGACGGTGGAGCTTATATACAAATAGCTTATTACAATGGTGGGACTTTAGTAACAAATAACGCTGTACAACTAGTCCCTGTATTAGCTAATAACTCATGGGTATTTGTTTCTGCAACTTTACCTGCACCTGCTGCAGCTCATAATACCGTTCGAGGTGTTGTAACTATTACCCGTAACGGTAGACTATGGATGTCTCAACCACAACTCCAAAAAGGGAAGATTCCTAGCACTTTCATGGAAAACCCGAAAGATTACGCCAACTATGACCAACTCGTTGGAGAACTCGCGAAGAAAGTGGCTACTTCTGATTTTAATAGCAAAGTAACTCAAATGGAGACTACGATCAATCAGCAATCTAACCGTATCGACTTAAAAGCAGAGAAAAATGATGTTTACAATAAAGTAGATTCTGACGGCCGCTATGGAAGTAAAGCGATTGTAGATTCTCATACTTCTCAGTTATCTGTAATGAGTGATGAGATTAACTTACGAGTTAAAAATAACGAAATTTCTTCCACAATCAACCAAACAGCCCAATCTGTATTGATTCAAGCGAGTAAAATTTATCTCGATGGTTACATCGAAGCGAAACATCTTAAAGCTCAGACTTTACAAGGGGTAACAATTCAAACTGCTCCTGCAGGTTCAGGCGCCAATCATATTCGTTTAAATGCACAGAATTTAACTGTATACGGTGGTGGACGTAGTAGAGGTTATTTAGGATTCATTGAGCGTACAGATGGTAACATTCAGTCCGCTTTAATTCTTGGTAATGATTATGAGACGACAGGGACGTTAAATGGATCATTAGTAATTGACCAGACTACAATAAATTCAAACGTATTCACTAACTCAGTAGCTTCAATTGGGATTGCTACAGGTCGTAATGGAAATGACGTAGTTAAATCTTCCTATATCAATTTCTACAGATATGATGGAGCAATGCAAATTAACTCTATAGGCGATATGAGTTTAACTAATACGAACGGTAACATTTCTCTTACTGCTAGTTCCACAGGTGGTACTACAGGTTTTATCACCTTGAGTTCTTCTAAAGATATCAATTTCACCGCTAAGCGTGGCTACTTTAATTTTTATACAAGTGATAACAAGTCATTCCCTGCAATGACAATTAAAGACTTAGCTCCAACTGCCCAAGGAGATGTAGATTTTACTTTTGCTAATCAGCTTATGTTTAGAGTAGCAAGACATCCTGACTATGTTGGGGACGGACTACAGATTAAAAATGGAACAGGAACTTCTTGGGCAAACATGAAAGTAGGCATATTACGAACAATGGGGAACATTGGCTGTGATGCAGATGTATATGCAAAGAATTTTATTAATACGTCTACAAGAAAAGTTAAAACGAACATCGAAGACTTGCCTTTCTCAGCACTGAAAAAAGTTAATAGTGTAAGAATTAAACAATATAATTTAATTTCTGATGTAGAAAAATACAATGCAGGTGAAATTGATGTTTTACCTGTAAATTACGGTATGATTGCTGAGGATACTGACGAAGTGTTTACAACAAGAGAGAAAGATGCCGTCTCACTTTATGGTTCTGTTTCTATTACAATGCAAGCTGTACAAGAATTAGACTGGAAAACAGATAATATGCAATGTGATATGGGATTGTTAAAACAAGAGCTTGAAGCAGAAAAACTTGAGAAAGTTTACATTGAGAATCAGCTTAGTGAATTAAAAGTTTTAGTAAATAGCCAAGAAGATAGAATTGCAAAGTTAGAAGAATTATTATTACAACAATTAATAAATGAGAATCCAGAGCAGCCATAAGCTGGTCTTTTTATTTTGCACAAAATACGGCTTTGATGAGAAAAAGAGAGACATCATCTCTCCTTTTCTTTAATATAGAAGGAGAATATCCGATTTATGAAGTTAATGAAATATATGAGGTGAATAGATGGAACAGTTTATTTCAATAATTATATTTTCTTTACCAGGAATTCTAGCATATTTTTGGTTACAATTATTTGGATTGAATCCAACTGTGAAACATACTCCCACTGAAATGCTGGGGCTTGTTGCGTTATTATGGGTTCCTATTACAGGATTAACACTTGCAACATATAACTTAACTGTTTTTATATTTGCGTCACCTAAGATTTATATTACAAACCTTAATGAAATAAGTGCTTTATCTATGAATCTTTCATTTTTACTGTTTTATGTATTATTCAGTGTATTCTATAGTTTTGTAACAGCGTATGCGTGGGGAAGATACTTTAATATGGTTGTTTTAAAATTAGTGAATAAAGTGAGAGTTCAACGTAAGGTGTCAGTACTTTCAGAAGAAACCAGTGTTTGGGATGCATTTTTTATTAGTTTAGAAAAAGAGGAAGAGCAGGCTCTAATTGTAGAAATGTATAAAATAGATAAACCTGACGAAAAAATATATGGAGCAGTAATAAGGACGTCCCGCCCTTACGAGACGGAACGATCTTTAGTTTTAGACCAATCGGAGCAATGGAAAAAATCTCATGAGTATTATCAATATCCAGTCAAACGAAGTTATGTAGACGTAAAATCTGGAATGATAGTGAATGAGTTAGACCATTTAAACCCACAAATCCCATTTAATCGCGAGGGGGAGGAGTAGGAGCCTCAAAGGTTGGTCTCTTTACGGAACTATCTGGTAATTTGATAGGTTGTCCAGATGGTTTTGAAGAACCTGACATGTTTTACACCCCCTTCCTTGAGGGATATATTCAATATTAAATGAATTTAATAAATAATTAAATATGTTTATTTGAATGAGAGAAGCTGATTAATTTGCTTCTCTTTTTATTTTGAGGAGATGATCAGTGTGAAACGAATAGTAGATCAAGTAATTTATGAAAAGCATGTTAGCCAAGAAAATAAAAACCTAGTCAAAGATTTTCTAATTGAAAAGAAAGCACAAGGAAAAGCGGCAAGCACTTTACAGCAATATCATTGGGATTTACAAATTATTTTGTTTCTAATACACGAACACTTCGAAAATAAAAATCTTATTGATTTAACCCGAAAGGATATCCGAAATTTATCTATTACTTTTCAGGATATGGGGATGTCTAATGCGCGTGTAAATGGATTGATGAGTGCTTTACGTTCAGCACTTGAATTTTGCGCAGATGATGATGACTATAATTATGAATTCAATGTAGGTTCGAGGGTGCGAGGTTTACCTAAGAATCCAATTAGAGAAATTACATTTATTACTGAGGATCAAATCAATTGGTTAATCGATGAGTTACTTGAACAAGAGAAATATATGCTAGCAACTTATTTAGCTCTTTCTTATTACAGTGCAGCTAGAAAAAATGAGGTTTACCAAGTTCGAAAAGAAGGACTGACAGAACAATATTATACAAATGTTGTCCGAGGGAAGCGCGGTAAAAAGTTTAGATTATACTACAATCCCCGAGTACAGAAATGTATTCGTTTATATATAAATCAACGAGGTAAAGATGCTATTCCAGATTTGTTTGTAAGAGTTTATAAGAATGGTGAACGAAAAACGTTAAATAAGAGCGTATTTAATTATTGGTGCAAAATATTTGCTAAGATGCTGTACGAAAAAGAAGGGAAGGAATTTAAAATTAATCCTCACTGTTTCCGTCATAGCAGATTAGATAATTTGAAAGTACAAGGTGTTCCACTAGAAAAATTAAAATCACTGGCTAACCATTCTGATATTTCCACAACTGAATCTTATTTGAAAGACAGAAGTGAAGAAGATATTGCTGAGATATTTGGAATGGATCCAAGTTGCTTTGCAGCATAAAAAGGAGTGAAGAAATGACAATTGAAATCGGTTTACTTATTGCAGTGTTATCACTTGCCGTTAGCTATTTGGGCTATTCATTGAATAGAACAAAGTCTGTAAAGTCTGATGGACAAGAAAGTGCAGAAATGAGAGCAGAATTAGGGTATATCAGGAAAGGAGTTGATGATATTCGGATTGATCAAAAGGCAAGTGAAAAACAAATGATTTTATTTGGAGAAAGAATTACAAGAGTAGAGGAAAGTTCTAAACAAGCACACAAACGCATTGACACTTTAGAAAAGGAGATAAATTAATTATGACAAAAGAGAATATTAAAAAACGATTCCGCAACTGGAAAACATGGGTTGCGGTTTTTTCTTTGCTTGGATTTTTGTTTACAAAGTTTGGTGTTCCAGAAGCTAAGAGCTTTTTGGATGAATTAGCACCTTATTTGCTGTCAGTTGGTATTGCATTAGGTATTTGGTCTGATCATGATGTAAATAGCGAAGGAGACGATAAATAATGGGTTACACTGTAGATATTTCAAAATGGAACGGTAATATTAATTGGCCTGTAGCAAAGCAATACTTAGATTTTGTTATTGCTCGTGTACAAGATGGTTCGAATTATGTAGATCCTTTATACAAAGGTTATGTACAAGCTATGAAGCAACATGGTGTCCCTTTTGGTAACTATGCATTCTGTCGTTTTGTTTCTGAAAATGATGCGCGTATAGAAGCTCGTGACTTCTGGAACCGTGGAGATAAGAGCGCAACAGTCTGGGTGGCTGATGTAGAAGTAAAAACAATGGATGATATGAGAGCAGGGACACAAGCGTTTATCGATGAATTGCGCCGATTAGGAGCTAAAAAAGTAGGTTTATATGTTGGCCATCATATGTACGCTCCTTTTGGTATGGCGAATGTAAAAGCTGATTTTGTATGGATTCCACGATATGGCGGTAATAAACCAGCATATCCATGCGATATTTGGCAATATACTGAAACAGGAAATGTTCCTGGTATCGGCAAATGTGATTTGAATGAATTAATTGGAAGTAAACCTTTATCTTGGTTTACAGAAAAAGAACGACCAGAACAAGCAGTTTCAAATGTTGGCTATCAATACGTTAAATCTGGTGGTTTTGGTATTTCATTGGTTCAGGAAGTCGTAAATGCTATGAATGAGCGTGGAACTAAAGGGAAGGTTGTCTCTGATCCATTAACTGGTTTAGCTTACTTACAAACTGAAGTACTACCTAATGGCGAGCTTGATAAGATTACAGCTTGGATGGATGAAAGAAACTGGTGGTACGAGTACATTAAAAAATAAAACAAAAGAATAGTTTGGTGGAAAAATAAGAGCTGTCCTTAATTGGACAGCTTTTTTTATTTCTATGTAATTAGAATTTACTTTTAGATAATGCTTTTAATATAGGTTTCATGATTTTACTCAATATACGAAATCCGTTAAAGATAGAGCGTACAACTTTCATAATATATCATCCTAAAAATTAAGTGGATTATTTGTTCATTTTATTTAAGGCTTTATCCATTTGACGTTCGTTTGCCTGTGTAGCGCTACTTGTTGCGTTTTCTACTCCACGGTAGTTGTATTTAGAGTTTTGCCAGAAGTCAAAAGCAAAGTCTTTTAACGGCTTGTCTGATGCGTTTATATCTACAACTTGTGATTTGAAGATATTTGTTAACATATAATCATGGTTAGCTACATCTTTAATATAATTTTTATCTTTATATTCTTTAATGATGTCATCGCCAAATTGTTTAACTTCATCTTTAGATGGTTTGTAATCATGAGCATATTTGCTTATTTCATCAAATTTCTCATTTGGGTTCTTATCACTTGATGCGACTTCTTTGATTTTTTCTCCCCATTTAGCTGTTGTTGTAACAGTTTCCTTTGGTTTGTCTTTTGATTTTGGTTCGTCGGTAGCTATGTCGATAATCATTATGACAACAAGGATTGCAAATATCGCAACGATACCTAGACAACCGAACTTGAAAAATTTCTTCATGAATTGTTCCTCCTAGTTGATATTAATTAGTAACTGTATCATTATATCAAACATTGGAGATGTTGGGATTATTTATGAAGTTGTAAAAAGTATATTTAGAGATTTTTAACACGTTCAAGTAGATTAATCACTTGTTTATGTTTCTCTCTTAATTCTTCTAAAGAAATTTTTACCATGCTAGGGTTGTCTAGTAAAAACTGTTTATAGCCTAGATGTTCATAATTGAGATGCGCAATTTCTACCTGGTTATTGAGGTGGTATAATAGATTCCCACTTTGTTTTTGAGCCGAAATCATTTCTCTAATCAACTTGTCCTTTTCAGATGCTATTGGATTGGTAATCAT